TCTTGCATTAAGTTTAGGCTACGAAGGATATGATCAATATAAAAAATACACAGAAGGCAGAGGGTTTGTTTACAACCTTTTGAATAAAGATGAGTAAAACAAACAAAACACTTGTTGCAAATATGCAACACGTTAAAACTAACCTAATCCCACCTCGAAGTGGGCCAAACCCACAGGGCTTGAATGTTCCTACAAAACAAGTTAAAACAATTAAGAACTCGGAGAAATTAAATGGCAGACGACAATATAGACAAAGCTCTTCCTAACGTTGAGCAAACAATAACCGTACCCGGCGAAGAGGCAGTTACAGAAACAGAAGTTACCGAAGATAGAATACCTTCACCTGATGATATTGAAGTAACTCAAACTGACGACGGCGGTGCTGAAATTAATTTTGAACCTGGTGCAGTTAATCAAGCAGGCACTGAAGCTCATTTTGATAACTTAGCAGATTTATTACCTGAAGATGTTTTAGGATCATTAGCTTCTACACTTTACGAAAATTTTACACAATATAAAGAATCTAGAAAAGATTGGGAAAACTCTTATGTTAAAGGATTAGATTTATTAGGATTTAAATACGAAAACCCAACACAACCCTTTCAAGGCGCTTCAGGAGCAACGCATCCTGTACTAGCCGAAGCTGTAACTCAGTTTCAAGCACAAGCTTACAAAGAATTATTACCCGCAAAAGGACCTGTACATACACAGGTCATGGGAAAACCTGACAGAATGAAAGAAGATCAATCTGTTAGAGTAAAAAATTTCATGAACTACCAACTCATGAATGTGATGAAGGAGTATGAACCCGAGTTCGATCAAATGCTTTTTTATCTCCCTTTAAGCGGCTCTACTTTTAAAAAAATCTACTACGATGAACTTTTAGGTAGAGCTGTTTCTAAATTCGTACCAGCTGATGATTTAGTTGTACCTTACACTGCAACATCTATTGAAGATGCAGAAGCAGTTTGTCATACATTAAAGATGTCAGAGAACGATTTAAAAAAACAACAAGTATCAGGTTTTTATAGAGATATAGATATACAACCTGGTTATGACCAAGAAACAGACGTTGAGAAAAAAGAACGAGAACTAGAAGGCGTTAGAAAATCAAGAGATCAAGATGTTTTTTCTATCGTTGAGTGTCATACAGATTTAGATCTAGAAGGATTTGAAGATATTGGCAAAGATGGTGAACCAACAGGAATTAAACTTCCATATATTGTAACTTTGGAAATGGGATCAAGAGAAATACTTTCTATAAGAAGAAATTATAAAGCTGAAGATCCGTTAAAGAAAAAAATAGAATATTTTGTTCACTTTAAATTTTTACCAGGACTAGGTTTTTATGGTTTTGGTTTAATACACATGATCGGTGGTTTATCAAGAACTGCCACAACGGCTCTAAGACAATTATTAGATGCAGGAACTTTAAGTAACTTACCTGCAGGATTTAAACAAAGGGGTATTCGTGTAAGAGACGAAGCACAAGCAATACAGCCTGGAGAATTCAGAGATGTCGATGCACCTGGTGGAAACATCAAGGACGCGTTTATGACTCTTCCTTTTAAAGAGCCTTCACAAACTTTATTATCTTTAATGGGGATAGTTGTACAAGCGGGACAACGGTTTGCCGCCATAGCTGACATGCAAGTCGGTGACGGCAACCAGCAGGCAGCTGTTGGAACGACTATTGCCCTCTTAGAGCGAGGCTCCAGGGTCATGTCAGCCATACATAAAAGATTGTATGTGGCGATGAAGAGTGAATTTAATTTATTAGCCGAAGTATTTAAAACTTATTTACCACCTGAGTATCCTTATGATGTTGTTGGTGGAGAAAGAAATGTTAAAGTTGCAGATTTTGATGACAAAGTAGATATTTTACCTGTTGCAGACCCAAATATTTTTTCACAAGCGCAAAGAATTACGATGGCACAAACAGAATTACAACTTGCACAGTCAAATCCACAAATTCATAACTTATATGAAGCGTACAGAGCGATGTATACGGCAATTGGTGTTAAAGATATTGATAAAATCTTGCCACCACCCCAACAACCGCAACCAATGGACCCTGCACAAGAAAATATTTTAGCAATGACAGGCAAACCTTTCCAAGCTTTCAAAGGTCAAGACCATGCAGCACACATAACTTCGCATTTAAACTTTATGTCAACAAGTATTGCACGAAACAACCCTACAATTTTAGGTGCATTAGAAAAAAATATCTTTGAACACATAAGTTTGATGGCACAAGAGCAAATTGAAGTAGAATTTAGAGAAGAGATCACACAAGTTCAACAAATGCAAATGGGAATGCAGCAATTAATGGCGCAAGGACCACAAATGCAACAGTCTCCGCAATTTATGCAAATGCAACAGCAGTTATTAGGTATGCAACTGTCTATGGAGTCTAGAAAAGCTAAATTAATTGCAGAAATGACTCAAGAATTTATGGCAGAAGAAGATAAGATTATGGGTCAACTAGGAAACGACCCAATTGCTAAATTAAAGTCAAGAGAACTTGATTTAAAAGCTCAAGACGACGCTAGAAAAGAGCAAGAAGGTCAAGAAAAGATAAATATTGATAAAATGAAGGCTATGATGAATCAAAATCAACATGAGGATAAATTAGCCCAAAATGAAGAATTAGCTGAGCTTAGAGCTGATACATCACTAACAAAACAGATGATGTCACAAGAAGCAAAACTACAATCTGACAGGTTTAAACAAAGAGACGTAAGTATCTTGAAAGGACCGAGAAGATAGTGTACAATTAACAACAACGGAGAAAATTATGGCGTTAAAAAAATTAAAAAAAGGTTTAAAAAAAGCTGCTAAAGCAATAGTTCCTATTGGAGCAGCAGTTCTAGCTGCAAAAGCTATGGGTAAAAAAAAACAAAAACCTTTAAAACCCCAATATTTTGGTGGAAATAAAACTGGAGATGCAAGCGTTGCTGAAAACATGGCCAAGTTTAATAAAGACATAGACAACATGGCTAAAATAAATTCTGATGGTAGATCTGGAACTCAAGGTGGTGATGAACAAGTTGACTACTTTAAAAAAGGTGGCAGAGTTGGTGTTGGAATAGCTAAAAGAGGTTTTGGCAGAGCAATGAAGGGAAGAAAATAATTATGGTAAAAATAACAAAAGACAAAGGCGTTAACAAAGATGGATTTTCAACAGGTGGCGTTGAAGTTAGTGACTCTCCAAGTAAAGTAGGAATTGATCCAAGATCAGAAATCCAAACTAACGAGTACAGAGTCTATAACAAAATTGACAAAGGTACGACTGTAGAAGTTAGAGGCAGACGTGCTATGTTAAAAGACAAGAAGAAAACAGCTACTTGGTTCTAATATGGCCTGGTTCAGTTTAGCAAAGATCGCATTACAAGCTGGCAGCAAAATTTACAGTAATAGACAGAAAACAAAAATGGCTATGTCTGATGCACAATTGATGCATGCAGAAAAGATGGCTCGGGGTGAGGAAACTTACCAAGGAAAATTATTAGAAGCGAGACAAAACGATTATAAGGATGAATTTGTCCTCGTTATAATTTCGGCTCCTATCGTTGTGTTAATGTGGGCAGTGATGTCGGACGATCCGACTGCTATGGAGAAGGTAAAGCTATTCTTCGAGTACTTTCATGAACTTCCGAAATGGTTCACCAATTTATGGGTGCTTGTAGTTGCCAGTATTTTTGGTATAAAGGGTACACAAATTTTCCGTAATGGAAAAAAATAGGAGATAAAAAATGAGACAAAACGGTCAAAGATCAAATGTTAGATTTCCATACGGAAGTGAAGGCATGAAAAAAGGTGGTCGTGTTAAAAAGAAACAAGGCTACAAAGATAGAAAAGATGAATCTATTGCTATGAGAATTAAAAAGAAAAGAACGCCTGCACAGTTAAAAGCTAGCAGAGATGAGTCTTACGGTAAGTTTGGTTCTAAAGCAAAAAAATCTGGTAAAATTAATAAGTAGTGAAAAAACTATTTACTAAAATAATAAATATCATCTTTGGAAAAAGATGCAGTTGTAAAACTAAGGAGCAAAAATGAAAAAAACAATACCAGCAGGTAAAAAAGGAAAAGGCATGAGAGCCTTGAAAAAGAAAGCCCCACAAGTCGCTAAAGCAATGGGCTATAAAAAAGGCGGCAAAGCAAAAAGGAGAAAATAATGGCAAAACGTGGACTATACGCAAACATACATGCGAAGAAAAAAAGAATCGCGGCAGGCTCAGGTGAGAAGATGAGAAAACCTGGTGCTAAAGGTGCACCAACTGCAGCTAACTTTAAGAGAGCAGCGAAAACAGCTAAGAAGCCTAAAAAGAAAAAATAATGGCGATTAGAAAGACTACG